AATTTAGCCATAACGCTTAAAACGTTTTTGTCTTGTATTTGTATGTTCATATCAACCAATTAAATAAATTGTAAATACCAACGGAAGCAAAACCATAAATTGCTATCCAAATAATAATTGCTATTGCTTTTTCTTTCATATTGTTACATTGTTTTCGTTTATAAAATAGTTTAGTTTTTCCCTTACTGCATACATTTCTTCTTTGCCGTTGTATTTATATTCGCTTCTTAACCAATTGTCAAACTCCGTAAGTGCTGAATAGTAATTTATTCCGTTGTTTGCAAATTCAAATTCGTCTTTTTCTTCAGGTAGGTTAAATTCAAGTATTGCTTTCATATTATTTACCTTTAAATTCATCAATTAACATTTTCCATAAAAGTATTGCGATAGGTAAAAGTAATCCAATAATTACTATAAATAATAGTATTGCTTTCATATTGCTTCAATTAAACTGTTAAAATAAATTCTTGCTTCTTCAACCTTTGTTTGTATTTCCCAAATTACTATTTCATCTCGTTCAATTTTAAACACTTTTACTTTTGTTTGTTCTGGAAGGTGGTCGAAGTTATGTTTCTTTTCTACGTATTCTCTAATTTCTGCGTCTTCGTCAATTTTAAATTGTTTCCAATGTTCCCTGCGTATTTCGTCTTCAACTATTTCTAAAGGTGTATTGACTAAACAATAACATAACAACGCTTCGGTTTTATTCGTTAGCCACATATAACCCTGTAATTGATAGTAATAATCTTTTGTAGGTATTTCGTCTTCAAAGAACGGAAACGTGTGAGCTTCGTAACTGCATTTAATATCAAGTAAAATTTCATTCGTGTTTACGTCGGGTGTTCCTGTAATCCAATCGTTGTTAAAATGTTCTTCGTTCTTAAATATAAATCCTAAACCTAAAACATCGTTTACCAAACTAATTGCTTCGTCTTCGCATTGTAAACCTTTGTCCGTGTATCTACTTGAAAACTCTTTTTTAATGCCGTATTTGTGTTCTAAAACAAGTTCTTGGATGTAACTCTTTGCTGTTTTGCTTAATATCTCGGTCTTGGTGCGTGGAGCGGTCATCAACCGCCCCAATGCTGAACAACGTATTTTCATACTTCTAACGTTTTTAATTGTGCAGGTGTTAAACTAAACTTTGTTGTTAGTTCTTCAACTGTATATTCTCCTTTGCTAATTGCGTCAATAGCTTTTTGAAAACGTGCGTTGTCTATGGTTGCTTTTTTAGGTTCGTGTTTTACTTGTTCTCCAGAAGCGTCTGTGTCTTTGTCCGTAACTAAACCAAGCATCGAACTTAATGCGTAACGTCTTAAATAAGTAATTGCGCTCCCTAATACTTGGAACTCATTCATTCCTTTTAAAATTACTCCTTGTGGAATATCAATTTTGCTTTCGATACTTTCAGCACTTTCAACGTGAAATAAACAAGTTGCAATTTGTGTTCCGTTAATTAGTTGTGTAAATCCTAATCCGTGTTTTTTTAGTAATGGGTTAATTACTTCAAAGATTTTCGGTAAGTCTGCGTAGGTGTAACCGTAACCTTGTGTTGCTTTGTGAATAACAGGAACTTCTTGTTGGAACGCTGCTAAACTTTTAAATAAATGTTTCATAGTTAAATAATTTAAGTTAATAATATATGCAAATATAAGAATAGTTATTTAATAAACAACTATTTTTTTAATTTATTTTTGATAAATCGCTAATTAAACAAATCCAAGTGTCGGTTGCAAAGGGTTTTACGTAACCCATTTCCCCTTGCTTTTTTAGTTTTGATATTAATTTCCAATCTTTTTTTCTAATCATTCCTTCGCAATAAGCATCGTTTGTTTCTAAATTAATAAACATAAAAGCGTAAAAATCGCAATCTTGTTTTATATTAAAGTTTGGAATATGGCAAGTAAAATTTGGTTTAGGTTTATATTTCAATGATTGTGTTTTTACATCAATTTTATAATCATTTATTTTAAAATCATAATCATAATTTTGTCCGTCTTCAAATTTTACCCCTTTATTTATATAATAGTCTATTAAAACAATTTCACCTACTGAACCTAAATAAGTCCCTTCTCCGTTTCTTAATGAATTTTTTAATACATCAAACGTATTTCGGTGTTTTGCTCTTTCTAATTGTTCTTGTGTTATTTTAAAATACATTTTAGTTTTTGTTTATAGGTTTCTATTAATTCTTTTAATTCGTCTTTTGTCCATTTTTTAACATCGTGTGCTTTTGCTTGAAGCTCCATTAGTCTTTGCGCTCCTATTCGTTTTTCTATACCTATTTGATAGTTCAACAAGTTACCGCTTAAATAAGTGTTACAAGCTTCGCATTGCAAGTGTACGTTGTCTTCGTTAAACCTTACGTTACTATGTCCACCTTGTGAGTAATAATGTCCTGCATTTTCTTTTTTACAAGGTTTGTTACACGAAATACAATTTAGTCCAGCGTCACGAACACGAATAAATTTATTAAACACCTGTTGCGCTATTTTTAAATAGTCGTTTGCAGTTTTTAAGTCTTCAACTAACTTCTTTTTCTTCTTGTTCCATTCCTTTAACTTCTGCGCTTCAACCATTGCTTTTATACATTCGTTTTTTAAACAAAACTTTTGTAGTGTGCTGAACGGTATAAATTCTTCTTTGCAGTTAAAACATTTTTTAGTCGTTTTCATAATCAAAAATTGATTTTTGGTTAGTATTTGATTTTTTAATAATTCCTATAGCAGTATTTAATATGTGTAAACCTAAATCAGAATTTACTGCATTTCTTTGCTCTTTACTTTTTTTAGATGCAGTTTGATTTTTACCATTCATTCTACCTATTCCAACCTTAGGTTGTTCTATTATAGGAATATAAAAATTACTCCATAGATAATGTCTTCCTATTTTTTTAGGATTAAACATTGGTTCATAGTAACTAATAACATTTTCAACACAAAATTTACCTTTAAAAAAATGATTTAAAAAAATTATTTCTTGCCATAAAAACATATCGGGATAACGAATAATACCTTTAGCATTTAAAAAATGATTTACTATTGAATGAGTCGGGCAAGGTGGTGAAGACCAAATGAAATCAAATTCTTTGTAATGGTCTAACAAGTATTGGTGTGCGTCTGCTACAATTACAGTGTCGTTTGGAAATCTCTCTTTGTACATTCGTGCCAATTCGGGGTCAAGTTCTACTGCGGTTACTTCAATATTTGCTACTTCGTTCCATTTGTAACGGTTACCGCCTAAACAAGCATATAAATTTAATACTTTCATAAGTCTATATTATTAAGTTCTATTTGTCTTTTAAGGTTTTGTATTTCTTGTTTTTGTTCCAAATTTAACCGCTCTAAATTAAAGTTTGTTTGTCTTGCAGCTCTAAATTCTTTTTCTAACGTTTGATAAACAACCATTGCTTTTTTTATTTCGTGTAAACTTTGTTCCATTGATGTTATTAAGTCTATTCGGTTAGGATGTTTCGTTTTTATGTCTTCAATGCTAATTTGTAATTTTAAACAAGTGTGGTTAAGATTAATTCTACTGCTCAATAAGTCAAGTTCCATTTTAAAAAATATTTAAGTTAGTTTTTGTTGTTGGTCTAAATTCAGAAATTACGTCTTTTCCGTAAACTTTAAAACCTAATCCGTAATTATATTCGCAATAAACAGGGTCGTTTAGTCCGGTATGTTTTCCGCCTGTGTCTATGTCCTTAATTTTTTCAGTTGAAACCCAAGTTACAAATTTCATTACATCGTGCTTTATTAGTCTGTGAACTACTATCATATCGTCACACCTGTTAGTAAATGCTTTGCCACCTTCTACGTGGTCTTTTAACGGTGCTTTTAAATGTCCTTTAAAGTCTCCTTCAGTATAAATATTAGAACTCCTTCCGCTTTCAGTATTCGGATGAGTGTTTATGTAAATTGTCATTCCTGTTTTGTTTACAAATTGACGTGCTGCATTCATAAATTGATAATTTCCTTCGTAAGTCATATTGCGGTCTAAACCTGTAAATGGGTCTATTAGTGCAACGTCTGCTTCGCTTTGTTCAAATATTTTAAATAGTTCTTCGTGTTTGTATAGGCGGTCGTTTTTTACAAATGTAAAGTATTGCTCTAAATATGCTGAATAGTTTCTTATTTCATCGTGTGTTAATTGCTTAAAATTTATTCCTGCGTACATTTGTATTAAGTCTCGCAAAATTTGTCCGTGCTGGTTCTCACCGCTCCAAATAATAAACTTTAATTTGTGCTTTAAGGCAAGTGCTAAAAAATACCAATTTATAAAATAAGTTTTTCCTACGTTGTCGTGTCCTAAAATTATGTTTACTTGTTTACGTTTGAATTTTAAATAGTCGTCAAGTCCATTTCCAAGTTCTAAACCGTGTTTTATTTTACCGTCTCTGTAGTTCAATAAATAATCAAGTGCTGAACCGTTAGTTAATATATCCATATTTTCTTGCTTTTATTTCTTCAGGTGAAATACCTTCGGAAGTTGGTTCGTTTTTCTGTAGCCATTTTACTGCTGTTAAATATAAACTTTTATATTTAGTATTTTGCTTGTAATTTTCAATGTCGTTTAATACGTTATTAATTTGTGTAATTGTATGTTTATCTAATAACTTTTTTACTTCGTCTTCAGAAATAGACAAATGAGCGAAGCTCCTATATATATCTTTTACATTTACACTTACATTATCATTAACACTTACAGCTATGTTTGCTATCGGTTTTATGCGTTTGCTATCGTTTGCTATATTTTGCCATCTTTTTGTTGCTCCTGCTATTCCTGCTTCACTACGTTTTTGTTTCTTATCGCCCCATTTTAACAAGTCACGTTTTAAACTTTGTTTAATTGGTTCAAATGCAATTTCAGTTATTAAGTCTTCGCATTCTGGGTTTAAATCATTTACATATTTTAAAATATGTTTAAACAATTTTCCCGTTTGTTCGTCCGTTAACTTTTCTATTGTATGTATTATGTCACTATACAATATAAACCCTTTTTTTTCTTCAGCCATACTAAATTTTTTAAATAAAAAAACCCCTGTAAAATCCGTTGCGTCTAACTTCAACTTCATAAACAAGGGTAATAATTCCTTTTGTACTTATAATGTTAGACGAGTACAATTGCAAATTTAATAATTATTTTAATATAAAAACGAATTAAAATAAATTATTTTTTATTCTTGCTTGAATTTTACGCAAGTCAACTAAATTTTTTGCTTCTTTTATTTCTTTACGCAAGTCAAGTTCTGGACGTTCTAAACTCAAAAGAAGTTTATAATACTCTGTGTTGTGCTGAAAAAG